GTCCTACAATTTTACGCATTTCATTTTCCAAATTGTCTTCCTCAATTTTATTAATCAAGGTGGCTTTGGTTCCCTGGAAGCCCAGTTCTTCAGCAATCCAGGTGCCTGTTTTTTCTTTGCCTTTTTCTTTGGGATGCTTCCAGTGTTCTTTGCATAAAAATTCAACACATGAGGCAACATCGTCAACTCCAAGATCTTCATATATATTAAATGCACATGTTCGGGTTTTTCCAGTAAGCTTATTTTTGACAACTGTTGCCTGGATATTATGTCCAATTTCAATTGTTCCCGGTTTAATTGTTCCTGTCTTGGTCATTCTGATTTGGTGGGTAGAATAGTAGAAAGGGGCTTTACCCCCGCTGGTGGTATATTGTTTGGCAAAGGCAGGAGCATTTAGTCGCATTCTTTCTTGTTGGATCATAATTAAAAGGCTTCGAGTCGATCTTAATTTGCCTTTAATCATACGGAGGATACGGCCTATGATCCGGGCTTTTTCAGTATTGTAGGATTGTTGCAATTCTTTCATTTGATAGTCAGATTTTGCACGTACGATGGCATTGGCATATTCTCTTTCCATTTCTTCTTCTGATGTCAAAGAATCCAAAGAATCCATAACATAGATGAAAGGTTTGGGGTTTTTTCTTTTAAATAGATTTGTGAAATTGTCTTGTACATCTTGGATGGTGTTTGAGTTGATAGGAATGTCACCATCATATTTTGGGGATTTGATACGATCAGCAAGACTACCGAAAAGATAGGAAAGATCAAATTCAAGGGCTTCTTCTCCATCATCAAAAATCAAATCATATTCATCAAAGCGGGGCAATAGATTTATTTCTGCCAGAGCGCAAAGCTGTAGAATAGATTTCCCAGTTTGACTGGGACCGGGAACAGTGATAATTTTTCCCATTGGATAAGCGCCGAAAGGATTATCAGAACAACAGCAATTAAGAAGCGTTGAGCCAGAAGGAATTAAAGTATCTGTTTCAACTTTTCTGGGTTGCAAACCTTTTTTAGCTGATTCTTTAACTTGATTTACAAGGTCGTTTTGTTCATCTGCTGGCTTTCTACGCCGTCGTCTGGTTTCCATTTATTACTTCCTTTGGTTAGAAAGTTTTTCAGCTTTTGTTCATCAATAAACCATCTTCCCCCCATCTTTTTCCCTATTCTATACTTTTCACACCATGAAATGAGAGTAGGGAGGGTGATGGCTTTGATGCCTTGTTCTTCGATAATTTTTAATGCTTGCGGGGTATCAATCCAGCTCATTTTTAATTTCCTCGTCTGCGCCTACGGGGAGATTGTTCTTTTTCAGGTTCTTTGGTTTTTCCTTCCAGAATATCATCCTGCAAAGCTGCACATTTCTCGAAATATTCATCAGCGCATGTTTTACACCCATCTTGCTTGTTGCAGTCGTGACCAAAACTATGGCCTTCAGGGCAAGGATTGTCATCTGCTGGTTGGGATCTTTCCCTCCGTCTTGTTGATGGTTCGCTTTGGGTTCTTCTGCGTGATCGGGGTTCTTCTTTTGGGGTTTCAGAAGTTGTTCTTCTGCGTCGTCCCTGGGCAGGTATGTCATCTGGAGTTTGATCTCCATGATCGGTGGCTGATGTTGATACTTCCCCCATCCCAAGATGGGCAACGGCAATTTCATCATAATCTGAAAATTTTACAAATTGATCAAATCCCCATACTTCATCCACTACCGATTCAGGATAAGGCTCACGCCCAAAAAATTTAGGAGGAACTTGGGGTTCATTCCATGTTTTTCCTCCTCCAATTTCCTTTTCACGAGCGTAGAATTCTATGGTGTGTCCTATGTCCCAGGCCCAAGGATACATTTCATCTGGCTGGTTATCCAGTGCATCTTGGAGCATTTTTTCAAAACTGGTATAAGCACATTCCCAGGGCTCAAAACGGTTGGTGGTATAATTCCACAGATTGTAATAAATTCGCCAGCTGGTATTTAATGGACCCATGGTGTCTTTGTCCCATTTATTATTGTTGGCTTCCAGTTTAGCAAATTTTTCTTCGCACATGGGACATGGGTTTCCGAATAGATCAAAGGGGCAAACATGATTGGTGTTGCCAGGGCCAACTCTTGTGTGAACCGGGATTTCAAATTTATAATCCAATTCCCCTGGTTTCAAGTCCATTCCCTTATCACCGCATTTTCCCCCGCCTCTTGTATTCATGTTGGGGTACCAGTCTTGTGTGATCCTGAATTCGACGATGTCGATTTCGTTTTTTTGTTTGGCATTGACCTTGAACCAGTCATCGCTGGTGAGTCCTGGGATTTGGACAACATAGCTGCCCCCACCACTCCCAAACTTACCTCTTGTTTCCCTACTGTGTTGGGCTCTTCCTCTCCGGCTCATTTTTTTTCTCCTTAGTTAAATTGAAATAAAATTTGTATTTTGCTTCTAAAATTGCAGTCGTGATTTCCCTGACTATCATTTTTAGCAATCTTATTGCTATTGGAAAACATAGGCAGGTACCAACAAATAAAAAAATTAATTTTAAAAAGAAATTCCCATCTAAAACAGGCATTATGATCTCTTTCTTGAACGGCGTTGCCTTTCGGTTTTTGCTTTGGCCTGATTACTGAAGCTTGGAATCCGCTTGCCTTCTTTTAGCACATGAGGTTCCTTTGGGCCCATCCAGTATTCCATCTTTAGCAATGCCACTGCCTGTTCCATTGATTTTTCCTTTCTATACAATGAGGTGATGGCATTTTGGATCATATCTCTTTCATACTCAGCGTTGATAAGATCCATAGTTGCGGTTTTATACTCTGGATGGTCTCTAAAAAAAGCTTCCCTTTCCGCATCGTTTTTGGCACCTTGTATCTTGGCTTGTTGTACCAACTCAGCTCGTTTGACTTTTTTGATTTCCCAAACTTCCTTAACATTCTTTTCCGCGTCGGTCAAGGCCCGTTGATACTGGAAAAAGATTCCTGGATGTTTTACCCACTCCTCATCTAATTGGCCAGGATCAAATGCAATGTCCTCTTCGTAATTGAATTCCATTTTATATTTCTCCTTTTATGTTTGTTCCGGGCTTTTGGGAATGCCAGTCATGAGACCCAGGGGCAATAGAGGAAAAAGCACCAAAACCTCTATAAAATTGGCCCGTGAGGGCGGGAGCCGACATTCCCAGGCACCCGGTAGCCTTAGCGGAGGATTCCTCCCGCCACAGCATACAATCGTCAGAATATTTTCCTTTGTTATATTATAAGAAAATTAGCGTTTTCTATAAAGTTTTTAAAAAGGAATATCCCCTCCTTTTACTGCTTCCCAACAAGCAAAGGTTAATCCTGGCTTGAGAGTATCATAGAATGGTTTGCGAAATGCCTTAAAAACTTTATTTGCTATTTTAATTTTGCTGGGATTTCCTTCTTTTATCGCAATGGTATTCATATACCCTATCACTACCCGACGAACTTTTTCAGGGTCATCATCAAGATCCTTTAAAATGTCTTGGATTTCCGACCATGAACCTTGTCTAAAAAGCACCCGGGCTAACTCAATTGCCTGACGTGTTGACTGAAGATAATTTTGGACTCCTCTGCGTTGACGCCGAACATTGATATCAATGATTTGATTCAGTATGACCAGTGCTTGTCGTGGACATCCGTCTGCTGCTTCACATATATCATCCAGTGCCCTTTCATCCACTTTTTTCTTTTCTTGGGCGGCTGCATTCTGCAAAATATCAAATATTTGTTGGTCGTTTAGAAGGGTGACTTCATAGGTTGAGCAGCGATTGCGAACTGTCTTCAAAAGTTTTTGCGGGTCAGTGGTGCAAAGAATAAAATAAATGTACCCAGGAGTGTCTTCCAAGGGTTTGAGCAAGGAGTTCTGGAAATCTTTGGTGGCTTGGTGAATTTCATCAAGTAAGAATACTCGGCAGGGGCCTTGCATGGGTCGCATTTTAATATTCTTGATGATTTCCCTTCCGGTGTCAATGCCTCGATTATTACCAGCATTAATTTCAATGAAATCAAGCAGAGAGCATTCCAATTCTGTTTTGATTATCCTCCCGATGGTGGTTTTTCCGCATCCGCTGGGCCCTTGAAGCAAAATAGAATGAGGTAATTTGTTTTGTTTTAATTTGGATTCCAGGCTTTTCACCACTGCTGTGTTACCTACAAATTCACCAAATGTTTTTGGTCGGTAGTCGATATGAAGGTCAGGCATTTGTCAGTTCCTTTGTTTATGTATGGTCAAATAGAATTTGATTTCTGTTTCTCCTATATTTAACTCGTCTTCAAGCATCACAACACCTCCATTTTCTCAATAAAATTTTTGATTCCTTTTTCAAAAGGCTCTCTATTTGATTTATTTCTCAACACAGCAGCAGGATGGATGCACCAGCAAATCCAAAGCCCCAGCTTTTCAATCCATTCAGTTGTCCCGCTTAGTTTTTTTATTCCTGTCTTTTTTCCTGTAAAAGCATACAAACACATATTTCCTATACCTAATACGAGCCTGCATTTAGTCACTCTGATCTCGG